CGGGTGATTCTGATTATGTCCTCAGATGCGAAAACACACGTTGATGGTGGAATGGCTGTTTATGCGTGATTTTCAGAACGCCTTTGATGCCGCCCTTGCCGGGGTGGACAGTACGATTGTTGAAGTGATGGGCATCAGTGCGCAGTTCACCTCCGGTGCACAGCGGCGGCGAAGTTCAGGGGGTTTTTGACGATCCGGAGTCGCTGGGTTTTGCCAGTAGTGGGATCCGTATTGAAGGAAGCAGCCCGTCATTATTTGTGCGGACGGATACGGTTCGTGCCGTGCGGCGTGGTGACACGTTGACCATTAATGGTGAGACGTTCTGGGTGGATCGTGTTTCTCCGGATGACGGGGGCAGTTGTTATCTCTGGCTGAACCGTGGGCAACCACCCGCAGTTAACCGGCGACGATAAACGCAGGGTGAATTATGGCGATAAAAGGGCTTGATCAGGCGATTGAAAATCTGAGCCGGGTTCGTAAAAACGCCATTCCGTCGGCTTCAGCAATGGCTATTAACCGCGTGGCCACAACGGCGATTAATCAGTCTTCATCACAGGTTGCCCGGGAGACCAGGGTGAGCCGGAAACTGGTAAAGGAACGGTCCAGACTGAAACGGGCCACGGTCAGAAATCCGAATGCCAGAATTATCGTTAACCGCGGTGATCTCCCTGCTATTAAGCTGGGGATCAGGATGCTTGGTCATCGTCCGAACAGCATACTTAAAGCCGGTCAGCATCGTTATCAGCGGGCATTCATCCAGCGATTAAATAATGGGCGCTGGCATGTTATGCAACGTTTGCCAGAAGCCCGGTATGCGAAGGGCAATGACGATAAAGGAAGGAAAAAGCGTAATCGTCTTCCCATTCAGGTGGTTAAAATTCCGATGGCGGCCCCACTGAAGCAGGCTTTTGATGAGAACGTTAACCGTATCCGGCGAGAACGTCTGCCAAAAGAACTGGGCTATGCGTTGAAACAACAACTAAGGATTGTGATAAAGCGATGAAACATACTGATATCCGTGCTGCAGTGCTGGATGCACTCGAGCAGCATGAACACGGGGCGACGCTGTTTGACGGTCGCCCCGCTGTTTTTGATGAGGCGGATTTTCCGGCAATTGCTGTTTATCTCACCGGCGCTGAATACACGGGCGAAGCGCTGGACAGCGATACCTGGCAGGCGGAGCTGCATATTGAAGTTTTCCTGCCTGCTCAGGTGCCGGATTCAGAGCTGGATTCGTGGATGGAAAGCCGGATTTATCCGGCGATGAGTGCGATCCCGGCACTGTCAGGCCTGATTACCACGATGGTTACGCAGGGCTATGAGTATCGTCGTGATGACGATATGGCGTTATGGAGTTCTGCTGATTTGACTTATTCCATTACATACGAGATGTGAGGACGATATGCCAACACCAAATCCTCTGGCACCGGTAAAAGGTGCCGGTACCACCCTGTGGGTTTATAACGGTCAGGGTGATGCCTATGCAAACCCGTTGTCAGACGATAACTGGCAGCGACTGGCACAGGTAAAGGATCTGACGCCGGGCGAGATGACGGCAGAACCCTACGATGATAACTACCTGGATGATGAAGACGCGGACTGGACTGCGACCGGGCAGGGGCAGAAGTCTGCAGGAGATACCAGTTTTACGCTGGCCTGGAAACCGGGAGAAGAAGGTCAGAAAGGGCTTATAGGCTGGTTTGAAAGCGGGGATGTGCGGGCCTATAAAATCCGTTTCCCGAACGGCACGGTGGATGTGTTCCGTGGCTGGGTCAGCAGTATCGGTAAGGCCGTAACGGCGAAGGAAGTGATCACCCGTACGGTGAAAGTGACCAACGTGGGTAAACCTTCTGTGGCGGAAGAACGCAGCGAAATTACGCCGGTCACTGCGATTAAGGTGACGCCGACATCTGGTACGGTGGCAAAAGGGAAAACAACAACCCTGACGGTTTCTTTTGAGCCGGAAAGTGCAACCGACAAAACGTTCAGAGCGGTTTCCGCCGATCCGTCAACGGGAACCATTGCTGTGAAAGATATGGCGATCACTGTGACGGGGGTTAAGGCTGGAAAAGTGAGTATCCCCGTGATTTCCGGTAATGGTCAGTTTGCCACGGTAGCTGAAGTCACCGTTACTGAAGCGGGCGCTGCAGGGTAAACGGAGGTAATACATGTTTCTGAAAACCGAACAATTTGAATATAACGGTGTGTCCGTCACGCTTTCCGAGCTGTCTGCGCTGCAGCGTATCGAGCATCTTGCCCTGCTGAAACGACGGGCAGAACAGGCTGAAGCCAGCGGTAACCTGCAGGTGAGCGTGGAAGACCTTGTCAGAACCGGCGCGTTTCTGGTGGCGATGTCCCTGTGGCATAACCATCCACAGAAAACGGAGTCACCATCAATGAATGAGGCTGTGATGCAGATCGAACAGGAGGTGCTCACCACCTGGCCTGCTGATGCCATTGCCCGGGCGGAAGACGTGGTGTTGCGTCTGTCCGGGATGAGCGGGGCTGTTCATGTGGATACGGATATCACCGAAGTGGCGAAAAATAACGCGCTTACTGATGATGATTTTTCTGCGGGAAAGTCTTCGACGGCGAGCTGAATTTTGCCCTCAGACTGGCGCGAGAGATGGGGAGGCCTGACTGGCGCGCCATGCTTGCCGGGATGACATCCACCGAATATGCCGACTGGCGACATTTTTACCGCACGCATTATTTTCAGGATACCCAACTGGATATGCATTTTTCCGGGCTGATGTACGCTGTACTCAGCCTGTTTTTTTGCGATCCGGATATGCATCCCTCTGATTTCAGTCTGCTTGTCCCCCGGCATGAGGAAGAGCAGGTGGAGAGGCTGGATGAGGACAAAATGCTGATGCAGAAAGCGGCAGGACTTGCCGGAGGCGTCCGGTTCGGTGGGGACGGAGGGGGCGATATTTTATCGTCTGCGGATGTGGCGGATGTCATGGTGGATGATGCCGCATTAATGATGGCTTCAGCGGGGATTCCAGGAGGTGTGAGATATGTCCCAGCCGGTTGGTGATCTTATTATTGACCTGAGTCTGGATGCGGTCCGTTTCGATGAGCAGATGAGCCGGGTAAGGCGTCATTTTTCAGGACTGGATACTGACGCCAGAAAAACTGCCACTGCTGTTGAACAGGGCCTGAGCCGTCAGGCGCTGGCTGCGCAAAAAGCGGGGATTTCCGTCGGACAGTATAAAGCGGCCATGCGCACCCTGCCCGCACAGTTTACGGATATCGCCACGCAGCTTGCCGGTGGTCAGAATCCCTGGCTGATCCTGCTGCAACAGGGCGGTCAGGTGAAGGACTCCTTCGGCGGGATGATCCCCATGCTCAGGGGGCTTGCCGGTGCGATCACCCTGCCGATGGTCGGGGTCACCTCGCTGGCGGTGGCGACAGGTGCGCTGGCGTACGCCTGGTACCAGGGGGATTCCACGCTTTCAGCGTTTAATAAAACCCTGGTTCTTTCCGGTAATCAGTCCGGACTGACTGCCGATCGCATGTTGACGCTCTCCAGAGCCGGACAGGCCGCAGGGCTGACGTTTAACCAGGCGAGTGAGTCACTGGCAGCCCTGGTGAATGCCGGTGTGCGTGGTGGTGAACAGTTTGATGCGATCAACCAGAGTGTTGCGCGTTTTGCGTCTGCATCCGGTGTGGAGGTGGATAAAGTCGCTGAAGCCTTCGGGAAGCTGACCACTGATCCGACGTCGGGACTGATGGCGATGGCGCGCCAGTTCCGTAACGTGACGGCAGAGCAGATTGCGTATGTTGCTCAGTTGCAGCGTTCCGGCGATGAGGCCGGGGCATTGCAGGCAGCGAACGAGGCCGCAACGAAAGGGTTTGATGACCAGACCCGCCGCCTGAAAGAGAACATGGGCACGCTGGAGACCTGGGCAGACAAGACTGCACAGGCATTCAAATCCATGTGGGATGCGGTGCTGGATATTGGCCGCCCGGACTCCTCTGCTGATATGCTCGCCAAAGCTGAAAAGGCTTTTGATGAAGCGGATAAAAAATGGCAGTGGTATCAGAGCCGAAGCCACCGACGCGGTAAAACGTCAGCATTTCTTGCCAATCTCCGGGGAGCATGGGAGGACAGAGCGAATGCGCAACTTGGGCTTTCAGCCGCCACGTTGCAGGCCGATCTTGAAAAGGCCAGAGAGATGGCAGCAAAGGACTTGGCCGAGTCTGAGGCATCACGGCTGAAATATACCGAAGAGGCGCAGAAGGCTTACGAACGCCTGCAGACGCCGCTGGAGAAATATACCGCCCGTCAGGAAGAACTGAATAAGGCACTGAAAGACGGGAAAATCCTGCAGGCAGATTACAACACGCTGATGGCGGCGGCGAAAAAGGACTATGAAGCAACGCTGAAAAAGCCGAAGCAGTCCGGCGTGAAGGTGTCTGCGGGAGAGCGTCAGGAAGATCGAGCACATGCAGCTCTTCTTGCGTTACAAGCTGAACTAAAAATGCTTGAGCAGCATAGCGGAGCGAATGAAAAAATCAGCCAGCAGCGCCGGGATTTGTGGACAGCCGAAAGCCAGTATGCCGTGTTGCATGAGAAGTTGTCTGCTGACGTTCTGGATGGACAGAAGAAATCGCTAAGTATCGAGGAAAAATCTCTTCTTGCTCATGAAAAAGAGACGCTGGAGTACAAACGTCAGCTGGCTGCACTTGGCGACAAGGTTACGTATCAGGAGCGCCTGAACGCGCTGGCGCAGCAGGCGGATAAATTCGCACAGCAGCAACGGGCAAAACGGGCCGCCATTGATGCGAAAAGCCGGGGGCTGACTGACCGGCAGGCAGAACGGGAAGCCACGGAACAGCGCCTGAAGGAACAGTATGGCGATAATCCGCTGGCGCTGAATAACGTCATGTCAGAGCAGAAAAAGACCTGGGCGGCTGAAGACCAGCTTCGCGGGAGCTGGATGGCAGGCCTGAAGTCCGGCTGGAGTGAGTGGGAAGAGAGTGCCACGGACAGTATGTCGCAGGTAAAAAGTGCAGCCACGCAGACCTTTGATGGTATTGCACAGAATATGGCGGCGATGCTGACCGGCAGTGAGCAGAACTGGCGCAGCTTCACCCGTTCCGTGCTGTCCATGATGACAGAAATTCTGCTTAAGCAGGCAATGGTGGGGATTGTCGGGAGTATCGGCAGCGCCATTGGCGGGGCTGTTGGTAGCGGCGCATCCGCGTCAGGCGGTACAGCCATTCAGGCCGCTGCGGCGAAATTCCATTTTGCAACCGGAGGATTTACGGGAACCGGCGGCAAATATGAGCCAGCGGGGATTGTTCACCGTGGTGAATTTGTCTTCACGAAGGAGGCAACCAGCCGGATTGGCGTGGGGAATCTCTACCGGCTGATGCGCGGCTATGCCACCGGTGGTTATGTCGGTGGCACCGGAAGTCCGGCGCAAATGCGGCGTTCAGAGGGTATCAGATTTGAGCAGAACAACAACGTGGTGATTCAGAACGACGGTACGAATGGTCTGCCAGGTCCACAGATGCTGAAGGCGGTGTATGACATGGCCCGCAAGGGGGCGCAGGATGAGATTCAGGCGCAGATGCGTGATGGCGGCGTCTTTTCCGGAGGCAGGCGATGAAAACATTTCGCTGGAAAGTGAAGCCGGATATGGAGGTGAACTCGCAGCCATCGGTGCGTGAAGTGCGTTTTGGTGACGGGTATTCGCAGCGTATGGCGGCGGGGCTGAATGCTGACCTGAAAACATACCGTGTGACGCTTTCTGTTCCCCGTTGGGAGGCCACGGCGCTTGAGTCGTTTCTGGCTGAGCACGGGGGCTGGAAATCCTTTCTGTGGACGCCGCCTTATGAGTGGCGGCAGATAAAGGTGACCTGCGCAAAATGGTCGTCGCGGGTCAGTATGCTGCGTGTTGAGTTCAGCGCAGAGTTTGAACAGGTGGTGAACTGATGCAGGATATCCGGCAGGAAACACTGAATGAATGCACCCGTGCGGAGCAGTCGGCCAGCGTGGTGCTCTGGGAAATCGATCTGACAGAGGTCGGTGGAGAACGTTATTTTTTCTGTAATGAGCAGAACGAAAAAGGTGAGCCGGTCACCTGGCAGGGGCGACAGTATCAGCCGTATCCCATTCAGGGGAGTGGTTTTGAACTGAATGGCAAAGGCACCAGTACGCGCCCCACGCTGACGGTTTCTAACCTGTACGGTATGGTCACCGGGATGGCGGAAGATCTGCAGAGTCTGGTCGGCGGAACGGTGGTCCGGCGTAAGGTTTACGCCCGTTTTCTGGATGCGGTGAACTTCGTCAACGGAAACAGTGACGCCGATCCGGAGCAGGAGGTGATCAGTCGCTGGCGCATTGAGCAGTGCAGCGAACTGAGCGCGGTGAGTGCCTCTTTTGTACTGTCCACGCCGACGGAAACGGACGGCGCTGTTTTTCCGGGACGTATCATGCTGGCCAACACCTGCACCTGGACCTATCGCGGCGATGAGTGCGGTTATCACGGTCCGGCAGTCGCGGATGAATATGACCAGCCGACGTCCGATATCACGAAGGATAAATGCAGCAAATGCCTGAGCGGCTGTAAGTTTCGCAATAACGTCGGCAACTTTGGCGGCTTCCTTTCCATTAACAAACTTTCGCAGTAAATACCATGACACAGACAGAATCAGCGATTCTGGCGCACGCCCGGCGATGTGCGCCAGCGGAGTCGTGCGGCTTCGTGGTAAGCACGCCGGAGGGGGAAAGATATTTCCCCTGCGTGAATATCTCCGGTGAGCCGGAGGCGTATTTCCGTATGTCGCCGGAAGACTGGCTGCAGGCAGAAATGCAGGGTGAGATTGTGGCGCTGGTCCACAGCCACCCCGGTGGTCTGCCCTGGCTGAGTGAGGCCGACCGGCGGCTGCAGGTGCAGAGTGATTTGCCGTGGTGGCTGGTCTGCCGGGGGACGATTCATAAGTTCCGCTGTGTGCCGCATCTCACCGGGCGGCGCTTTGAGCACGGGGTGACGGACTGTTACACGCTGTTCCGGGATGCTTATCATCTGGCGGGGATTGAGATGCCGGATTTTCATCGCGGGGATGACTGGTGGCGTAACGGTCAGAATCTCTATCTTGACAATATGGAGGCGACTGGTTTTTACCGTGTCGCACTGACAGAGGCGCAGCCTGGCGACGTGCTGCTGTGCTGCTTTGGTTCATCGGTGCCGAATCATGCCGCCATTTACTGTGGTGACGGCGAGCTGCTGCACCATATTCCTGAACAACTGAGCAAACGAGAGAGGTATACCGACAAATGGCAGCGACGCACACACTCCCTCTGGCGTCACCGGGCATGGCGCGCATCTGCCTTTACGGGGATTTACAACGATTTGGCCGCCGCATCGACCTTCGTGTGAAAACGGGGGCTGAAGCCATTCGGGCGCTGGCCACACAGCTCCCGGCGTTTCGTCAGAAACTGAGCGACGGCTGGTATCAGGTACGGATTTCCGGGCGGGACGTCAGCACGTCCGGATTGACGGCGCAGTTACATGAGGTTCTGCCTGACGGCGCTGTGATTCATATTGTTCCCAGAGTCGCCGGGGCTAAGTCAGGGGGCGTATTCCAGATTGTTCTGGGGGCTGCCGCCATTGCCGGATCATTCTTTACTGCCGGAGCCACCCTTGCAGCATGGGGGGCAGCCATTGGGGCCGGTGGTATGACCGGTATCCTGTTTTCTCTCGGTGCCAGTATGGTACTTGGTGGTGTGGCGCAGATGCTGGCACCGAAAGCCAGAACTCCCCGTACACAGACAACGGATAACGGTAAGCAGAACACCTATTTCTCCTCACTGGATAACATGGTTGCCCAGGGCAATGTTCTGCCTGTTCTGTACGGTGAAATGCGCGTGGGGTCACGTGTGGTTTCTCAGGAGATCAGCACGGCAGACGAAGGGGATGGTGGTCAGGTTGTGGTGATTGGTCGCTGATGCAAAACATTTTATGTGAAACCGCCTGCGGGCGGTTTTGTCGTTTATGGAGCGTGACGAATGGGTAAAGGCAGCAGTAAGGGGCATACCCCGCGCGAAGCGAAGGACAACCTGAAGTCCACGCAGCTGCTGAGTGTGATCGATGCCATCAGCGAAGGGCCGATTGAAGGTCCGGTGGATGGATTAAAAAGCGTGCTGCTGAACAGTACGCCGGTGCTGGACAGTGAGGGGAATACCAATATCTCCGGTGTCACGGTGGTGTTCCGGGCCGGTGAGCAGGAGCAGACATCGCCGGAGGGATTTGAATCCTCCGGCTCCGAGACGGTGCTCGGTACAGAAGTGAAATATGACACGCCGATCACCCGGACCATCACGTCGGCAAACATTGACCGTCTGCGTTTTACTTTCGGCGTGCAGGCACTGGTGGAAACCACCTCAAAGGGGGACAGGAATCCATCGGAAGTCCGCCTGCTGGTTCAGATACAACGTAACGGTGGCTGGGTGACGGAAAAGGACATCACCATTAAGGGTAAAACCACTTCACAGTATCTGGCCTCGGTGGTGGTGGATAACCTGCCGCCGCGCCCGTTCAGTATCCGGATGCGCAGGATGACGCCGGACAGCACCACAGACCAGCTGCAGAACAAAACGCTCTGGTCGTCATACACCGAAATTATCGATGTGAAACAGTGCTACCCGAACACGGCACTGGTCGGCGTGCAGGTGGACTCGGAGCAGTTCGGCAGCCAGCAGGTGAGCCGTAATTATCATCTGCGCGGGCGTATTCTGCAGGTGCCGTCGAATTATAACCCGCAGACGCGGCAATACAGCGGTATCTGGGACGGAACGTTTAAACCGGCATACAGCAACAACATGGCATGGTGTCTGTGGGATATGCTGACCCATCCGCGCTACGGCATGGGGAAACGTCTTGGTGCGGCGGATGTGGATAAATGGGCGCTGTATGTCATCGGCCAGTATTGCGACCAGTCGGTGCCGGACGGCTTTGGCGGCACGGAGCCGCGCATCACCTGTAATGCGTACCTGACCACACAGCGTAAGGCGTGGGATGTGCTCAGTGATTTCTGCTCGGCGATGCGCTGTATGCCGGTATGGAACGGGCAGACGCTGACGTTTGTGCAGGACCGACCGTCGGATAAGGTGTGGACCTATAACCGCAGTAATGTGGTGATGCCGGATGATGGCGCGCCGTTCCGCTACAGCTTCAGCGCCCTGAAGGACCGCCATAATGCCGTTGAGGTGAACTGGATTGACCCGGATAACGGCTGGGAGACGGCGACAGCGCTTGTGGAGGACACGCCGGCCATTGCCCGTTACGGTCGTAACGTCACGAAGATGGATGCTTTTGGCTGTACCAGCCGGGGGCAGGCACACCGCGCCGGGCTGTGGCTGATTAAAACAGAACTGCTGGAAACGCAGACCGTGGACTTCAGCGTCGGCGCAGAAGGGCTTCGCCATGTACCGGGCGATGTCATTGAAATCTGCGATGATGACTATGCCGGTATCCGCACCGGCGGGCGCGTGCTGGCGGTAAACAGCCAGACCCGGACGCTGACGCTCGACCGTGAAATCACGCTGCCATCTTCCGGCACCACGCTGATAAGCCCGGTTGACGGGCAGGGGAGTCCGGTCAGCGTGGAGGTTCAGTCCGTCACCGACGGCGTGAAGGTGAAAGTGAGCCGTGTTCCTGACGGCGTTGCTGAATACAGCGTATGGGGGCTGAAGCTGCCGACGTTGCGCCAGCGCCTGTTCCGCTGCGTGAGTATCCGTGAGAACGACGACGGCACGTATGCCATCACCGCCGTGCAGCATGTACCGGAAAAAGAGGCCATCGTGGATAACGGGGCGCACTTTGACGGCGACCAGAGCGGCACGGTGAATGGTGTCACGCCGCCAGCGGTGCAGCACCTGACCGCCGAAGTCACCGCAGACAGCGGGGAATATCAGGTGCTGGCGCGCTGGGACACGCCGAAGGTGGTGAAGGGCGTGAGCTTCCTGCTCCGTCTGACCGTAACAGCGGATGACGGCAGTGAGCGGCTGGTCAGCACGGCCCGGACGACGGAAACCACATACCGCTTCAGGCAACTGGCGCTGGGGAACTACAGGCTGACAGTCCGGGCGGTAAATGCGTGGGGGCAGCAGGGTGATCCGGCGTCGGTATCGTTCCGGATTGCCGCACCGGCAGCACCGTCGAGGATTGAGCTGACGCCGGGCTATTTTCAGATAACCGCCACGCCGCATCTTGCCGTTTATGACCCGACGGTACAGTTTGAGTTCTGGTTCTCGGAAAAGCGGATTGCGGATATCAGGCAGGTTGAAACCACAGCCCGCTATCTTGGCACGGCGCTGTACTGGGTAGCCTCCGGCCAGAATATTAAGCCGGGCCATGATTATTACTTTTATGTTCGCAGTGTGAACACCGTTGGCAAATCGGCATTTGTGGAGGCTGTTGGCCAGCCGAGTGATGATGCATCCGGCTATCTGGATTTTTTCAAAGGCGAGATAGGGAAAACCCATCTGGCTCAGGAGCTGTGGACGCAGATTGATAACGGTCAGCTTGCGCCTGACCTGGCTGAAATCAGGACGTCCATTACGGATGTCAGCAATGAAATCACGCAGACCGTCAATAAGATACTGGAAGACCAGAGTGCGGCAATTCAGCAGATACAGAAGGTTCAGGTTGATACAAATAATAACCTGAACAGCATGTGGGCAGTGAAGCTGCAGCAGATGCAGGACGGACGCCTTTATATCGCGGGTATTGGTGCCGGTATTGAGAACACCCCTGACGGCATGCAGAGTCAGGTGCTGCTGGCGGCAGACAGGATTGCGTTCATTAATCCGGAGAACGGTAACACCACTCCAGCACTGGTCACGCAGGGGGGACAGACGTTTCTCAATGAAGCGCTGATTAAGACCCTTATTGCTCCCACAATTACCAGTGGTGGCAATCCTCCGGCATTTTCCCTGACATCAGACGGAAAGCTGACCGCTAAAAATGCGGATATCAGTGGCAGTGTGAATGCGAACTCAGGGACGCTCAACAACGTCACGATTAATGAGAACTGTCGGGTTCTGGGAAAACTGTCCGCGAACCAGATTGAAGGCGATCTCGTTAAAACAGTGGGCAAAGCTTTCCCCCGCACGAGCACTTATGCCAGTGGCACCATCACGGTAAGAATCAGTGATGATCAGAAGTTTGACCGGCAGGTCATGATACCGCCAGTGTTATTCCTCGGTGGTAAGCATGAGAATTTCAACAGTAATAACCAACAGTCATACTGGTATTCAACCTGCCGGTTAAGAGTGACCCGCAATGGTCAGGAGATTTTTAATCAGTCCACGACGGATGCTCAGGGCGTATTTTCCTCAGTTATAGATATGCCTGCCGGACAGGGGACGCTGACACTGACATTCACCGTATCTTCATCAGGAGCGAATAACTGGACACCAACAACCAGTATCAGCGATCTGCTGGTTGTGGTGATGAAAAAATCCACAGCAGGTATCAGTATCAGCTGAATTTTATAACCCAGAACGGGCGTCAGAAATGACGTCCTTTTTTATTGCAGAAAAGCGAGAGGTAATTATGCGTAAACTTTATGCCGCCATTTTGTCCGCAGCCATTTGTCTGGCCGTATCCGGTGCGCCTGCATGGGCGTCTGAACATCAGTCCACTCTAAGCGCCGGGTATCTTCAGACCCATACTGATATGCCAGGCAGCGATGACCTGAAGGGCATTAACGTGAAATACCGTTATGAATTTACGGACACGCTGGGGCTGGTGACGTCATTCAGCTATGCAGGAGACAAGAATCGCCAGCTTACCCGTTACAGCGATACCCGCTGGCATGAAGATTCCGTGCGTAACCGCTGGTTCAGCGTAATGGCGGGGCCGTCTGTGCGCGTGAATGAATGGTTCAGCGCGTATGCGATGGCGGGTGTGGCTTACAGCCGTGTGTCGACTTTCTCCGGGGATTATCTTCGCGTAACTGACAACAAGGGGAAAACGCACGATGTGCTGACCGGAAGTGATGACGGTCGCCACAGCAACACGTCTCTGGCGTGGGGGGCTGGCGTGCAGTTTAACCCGACCGAATCCGTGGCCATTGATATTGCTTATGAAGGCTCCGGCAGTGGCGGCTGGCGCACTGACGGTTTCATCGTGGGTGTCGGTTATAAGTTCTGATTAGCCAGGTAACACAGTGTTATGACAGCCCGCCGGTTCAGGCGGGCTTTTTTGTGGGGTGAATATGG